TGATTATGAAATTTAACTTTTCCTTTGGTAAAAAAAGGAGAGGTATTATAGAATGGGCGAAGATTTCTATAATCCTTGAAAGTATTATTGAGTTTTTGTCTAACAAATTTGGCATTGATAAAAAAAGACTCTGGGATATTGTTGACGAGATTCAACGAGAACTTCTAAAAAGAGGTTGGATTGATGATACTGTGAATGATTATGTTATCAATACTCCAGAGTTGTTGGACCAAAGAATTGAACGTGATGTGGATAAAGCAATAGAAGAATATAAAAAACTGGAAGAACCAGAACCAGTGAATATGAAAAATGAAGTGATATTAAAAGAGATAGAAAAAGATAAGTATAGTGAAACTCAAAAGAAGATTGTAAAAGATGCTGTATATTATGAAAAAGAACCAGATGGTAGTAAAGCACAAGAACTTTTGGGGGGAGAGATTGGTATAAGAGGTATTTGGGAAATTGATAAGGATAAATAAAGGATAAATAATATTAAGAAAAGTACTTTTCAATACCCAAAGAAAGATGAAGAAAGAAGACTTGGATGCACTAGCAAGTTTATATGAGGGTGTGTATTCACCTGCAGAGAGTGGTGAATATTTGAGTGAAGCAGCAGATCCCAAAAAAGATATTGGGGCAAGAATGGGTAATGCAATTGTAAATACTCTTAAGGATGTTGGGACTGGAACAGTAAAAGATATTAAAAACTTGGCTACAAAAGGTAGACTTGTAAATACACCAGAAAGACAAAGAATAAGTCAAGGTGTTAGTAATTTTACTAATTCTGCACAAAATACTTTAAATCGTCTAGGTGGAAATACAAAACCAGCAGCAAAACCACAGATTGGAAGTCTTCCTGCAAGTGCAAGACAAGTAACTCAATATCCTGCTGGAGTTCCAACTGGTGTTGGAGGGGGTAATGCTGGAGCATCAACAACACCAGCAACAAGACCAGCAACAAGACCAGCAACAAGACCAGCAACACCAGGATCAGGAGCAAAGGTTGCTCCAACTGCTGCAGCAAAACCAGCAGGACAAACTGGTGATAAAGCAAAGGATATGGCAACTTGGGCAAAAGCAAATCCAACTCTTGCAAATAAACCAAAAACTCCAAATCCTTTGATGCAAAAGACTTTTGGATATCAAACTGGAAATGCTCCAGACCAAATTAAAGCAGCATCTGCAGGTGGAGACCCAGCAAAAGCAGCAGCATCATTTGCTAGAAGTAAAGAAACTGCTAATAAATTAGGTCTTTCTGGTTCGGTTAAGGCATTAACTTCTGGGTATGAGTGGGGCACAAAAGCAACTCTTAAGGATGTTGCTGATGCTTATGCCTCAATCTATGAAGGAAAGAAAAAAGACCAAGACCAAGATGGTGATAATGACTTTGCAGATGTAAGAATCGCAAGAATGATTGCTTCAGGAATGTCAAGAGCAGAAGCAATCGCAGCAGTAAAAAATAAAGAATATAATGAAGAATATGAACTAGATGAAGCAACCAGAATGAGAAAGGAACTTGGTAAAGAAGGTGAAACTAGAGTTCGTGGAGAACTTGCTGCACGTTCAAGAGCATACAAGCGTTCTGGTAGTGTAGATAAGACGATCGCAGCAGCAGAGAGAGGTGCTGACCGTCCTTATATCAAGCACAAACGTGATGAGTCTGATGCGGACCGTAAGAAGAGAGAAGAGAAGCAAAGCAGAACTCTAAGAGGACTTGCATCATCAAGAAGAGGGTCTGTTAGAGATAGGCCAAGAGTAGAACTCAGAGGATATGCTGCTAAGGTAGAAGGTTCTGATAAAGACCTACAATCAGCAAGAAGTTCCGCAATGTCTGCAGGAACTTTAACACCAAAAGAGAAAAAGCAACTGGGTGAAGAGTATCAAATTTACGAAATTGTATCATCATACCTTTTAGAGAACAATTTTGCAAAGACAATCAATGATGCAAATGTAATTATTGAAAATATGAGTGAAAACTGGATTTTAGATATTCTTGAGGCAAAAAAACCTCTTCCTGTTTCCAAAATGAAGAGAAAAGAAAGTAAACTTCTTGATAATGAAGAGGGACAACTAAAAGCACTAAGAACTGATGTTGGTTCTAAAGAAAGAAAGGCAAGAATGAAAGAACTTCAAAGATTTGATAATATTAATAGTGTAAGAACAAGTGTTGCTAAAAGAGGTGGTAAGCAGCAGCATCCAATGCCTGAGATTGGAAGATATAAACCAAAAGACGAAGATTGATTTGATATATTCTTACACCCTCTTGACGGGGGTGTTTTTTTATGTCTAAAATGACTCTGTGGAGTTTCAAGAAAATTCTAGGTTCTAAATAGCTCAAAATAAACTAATGGTTATGAGTTATGAAAACCCTTGGAGATTCAATGGAGAAATTTTTGAGTCTTCTGATATTCAAGATAATTTTGGTTTTGTTTATCGTATTGACTGTCTTGAAAATAATCGTAGCTACCTTGGAAGGAAATACTTTTGGAGTTTCAGAAAGAAAAAAGGTGCTACTAGACGAAGTAAACAAGAATCTGATTGGAAAAAGTATTACGGATCTTGCCCAGAACTCAAAGAAGATGTAAAAAAATTTGGGAAAGATAAGTTCAAAAGAACTATTATATCTCTTCATAAAACACCAGGTAAAACGAATTATGAAGAAACCAAACAACTCTTTGTAAATAACGTCTTGACCGAGGCTCTTGACGATGGAACTCCTGCGTATTATAATTCTAATGTCCTAGGAAGATATTATCGGAAGGATTATTTTGATGAATGACCTAAAAGTAAAAAAAGTCTGCAATACATTAATCGAACAGCATATTAACCGTATGCACGAGTTGTGTGATGAGGGTCGAATTAAAGATGCTGAAAGTGTCTATAGTGAGATTCGAGACTGGGTTATTCAAAAAGAAAATCTTAAGGTACTATCTTTAGAGTATATAAGTGGTTATTTTATGGATTTGTAACAATTCTAAATAATCACTTATAATGAAAAAACTCTTTTATTGAGTTCCCTATTATGAGTAGGGTTTTTTTGTAATTAGTCTTTGAGATGTGACATTTAGAGCCGTGGGCACTGCCCCTGAGAAGGGGAACTACTCCTTTGCCTATACGGATGTAGAGTTCAATTAAATTTAATGCAATCTATCTTTACAGTAGCCTTGCCCCTTTTGGCAACGGTTACAACCAGCACGGCATCACTGCCATTCGTCAACTACAAGATGCAAGGTCCGCCTCCTCCAGTCCCTGGACAAGCACCTTTCTCAGTTATTAAAGAGTTTGACCTTGTAGATGAAAAGAAGACAGCAATCCGAGAGGTTGCTCCCGAAAAGCCAAAAGAAAAGAGGTTAATTTGTAAAGGGTGTAATGAGTATGAAAGTACTGCTCTGGCATTTTTCCAGGAACGTGGTATTAAAGACAGAAACGCCCTTGCTACTATCATGGGTAATATTCGTCAGGAATCTACTTTTATTCCTAACATTTGTGAAGGTGGTAGCAGAACCAGTTGGAGTAATTGCGGACGTGGTTACGGACTGATTCAATGGACATCTGCCAATCGTTATTATGGATTGGGTGATTTTGCTAAGAAGTATGGTGGTTCTCCATCATCACTTCATACGCAACTTCGTTATCTAACGACTGAGGTTCAATGGCAACGTATTGAAGACAGGATGAAAACTCCTGGTAAGTCTATCAATCGTTACATGGACTATGCGTATAGTTGGATTGGATGGGGGCATCATGGTGCTCGCACTTCGTATGCTCATGATTATGCTTCTCGTCTGATTACGGTAGAAATTTGATAAAATAGAATAATAGGGAAGGAATAGATTCCTTCCCTTTGACATTGGTGATTAAATATTTTAAAATATAAAAAATGCGGGCATGGTGTAGAGGTAACATCTGAGCCTTCCAAGCTCCAGTCACGGGTTCGATCCCCGTTGCCCGCTTGAACTAAATTGCAATTAATAAAATGTTAAAAATAAGATGCAAAAATTGTAATACAGAATTAGAGTCATACTCATCACAAACAAAGTGTTGTGGTTGTGATAATATGACCACCCTTTCTGGTGAAAAAATAAGTGCTCTCGATTTATCTTTAGTTGAGATGATTACTTTTAGTAAAACAAAAGATACAAAATCAGTTTTAAGTAAGGAAGATCTACTCTATCAAGAAGCAAGAAGAACTAGAAAAGTTAAAAGACTAGACTTTGAAATTCGTTAATTTTTAATAATGTTTTAATCTATGTGTTGTTATTAACACAATACGTAGACAATTTAATTGGCATATTTATAATATATTAGTATACCAATTTATTAAACCTATGGATCAGCACACCTATAATAACTGGGTGAAGATCAAGGAGACCTTTGAACAGTCTGGCAATACTAATAATATGTTCTATAAAAGAGCAGTAGAAATTGTAAAAACCAGAAAAGATCCTCTTGCGAAATTTCTTGGAGATGAAAAGTGATGGAGACTCAAGATGAATTTATTACACGTTTTGAAGTGCAGGAGATGATTGATGATGCAATACGAAAACACAATCGCAATGCTTCAATTATCTCAATGTGTGTTGGTTGGGTTGTTCTTGCACTTTTTGCTGAGGGTCTTCTTCGACTCGTTGGAGTAATACCACCTTTATTGCCATGGCTAAACATTACCTTGAAATAATTGGTATATCCTTTCTATTAATATTTGCTATTACAATTGTATACCAAGGAAGATGCATTTCTAAGGGAAAATGTGGTTATTCTTTACGTGATTATATGAAACAAGATAGCATGAATATGCGAAAAAGAATTGAAGAATTACTTAAAGAAAAATGATACAAATTACGGAAAAGGATTTAAAAGAACTACAGGAAAGAGTATTTCAGCAAAAAATGGATGAACTTTTTGAAGAACCATCTACATACGAGGACTATGATGACTACGACGGAATGGATAGAAATTATTAATTTTATTTCGCATATGCTTTATATGTTCATTTCATTTATGTGTGGTATTATCATTGGTTATATTGTAGGATTTTCACGAGGTAATAGAGGATAATA